ATGAAAAATTATAGTAATATCGATAAGTTGATTCTCTACTCGAATCTAAAGGCTCCTGTCTATTCTTTATGGATCGATCATCCGAAGTACAGTGAGATGTTAAAGCCCCGACTCGATGGTGATATCCATCCTTTCTGGCATCTTGTTGATTGGGAAAATCTAAAGAAGATCGAAGACACTGCCATTACAGTTCGTGAAATTGAAACTACGAATCGTGCAGTGGCCGGTGATAGCCATGCTATTTGCATGTATCGTCCAGGTTGGTTTGTCAATTCGGTTCCCTTCAAGACTCTCCACGGTGCACTCAAGGAAGGTCTACAAACTTTTATCGAGCCTCATCATGAGATCGCAGAGTTCTACTTCGGTAACATCGACGTACGTCACCATCTTTGCCGTCAACCTGATCCTGAACAAGCAACACGAGATTTGGCGAATAGATACTATGAACAGCTCTCTCGACTAGATCTTGCAAAAGTTTCTGCATATGAGTTGCTTCCTATCGAGCATGAATCGCGAGTCCTTCCAAAGACTGGATACTATAAAGGAACTCCATTCTATGGTTCATGGGAAGATCGCAATAGATGTCGTCTTATCTTTAAGGATGAGATGAGAAAGCTTTGTGCTCAAGGTAGTGTCAACCTCATTGAATGGGTTGATCCGCTTCTCAATGACAGAGGTGAGCTCGACTTTGAATGCATGGAAAAACCAAAGTCGGTCCATCTCTCGCGCAATTCATATCCGCATTGGCAAGGCCGCAAGTGGTCTGGCCTATCTGAAAACAAACCCGCAACTCTAGAGGATTTCTTTGCATGAAAACTAGTAAGTATATAATGAACGAACATGATGATAATACCGTATCCATCACTAAGAAAGGTCCAACAGGTGGACCACAGTTTGAAAGTATGGCAGGATTAAATGGTCCTCCAGGTATATACGTCGAGAATCCTTCGGGCACACACATAAATTTTATTCCAGGAATTACGGCGAAGCATCTCAGTGTGTATAAATACAATGAAGGCGAATCACTCAAAGAAATTCAGTCTTACATCGATGCTACTTACGAGCAGCATTATTCCCGAAATAAATATCAAGCAACAGAATTCATCATTGACGCCGGTCATGGTACTGGTTTTAATATCGGGAATATGATGAAGTACACTCAACGATACGGTCGTAAGGGTGATCCCGCCGAATGGCGAAAGGACCTGATGAAGGTTATCCACTACGCAATTATGCAACTCCACGTTCATGATACTGAAAATAAAGATTAAGGATTAATTATGGGTATTGAAATTAATGTTCCAATGGAAGAGCTCAGAAAGCGCAAGCTCTTTATTGCCGCGCCAATGTATGGCGGCCAATGCGCTGGTATGTTTACACGATCAATCGCAGATCTCTCTGCACTTTGTACGCACTACGGAATTCAAGTCAGATTTTACTTCTTGTTTAACGAGTCATTGATCACTCGAGCGCGTAACTACTGCGCAGACGAATTCATGCGTTCAGGTGATACTCACTTGATGTTCATCGACTCTGATATTGGATTCAATCCAAATGACGTGATCGCACTGCTTGCTCTACAAAATCCAGATCCATCAGTAGATAACTATGATATCATCGCTGGTCCATATCCGAAGAAGTGCATCAGTTGGGAAAAGATTAAGCTTGCTGTCGATAAGGGTATGGCTGACGAGAATCCAAACGATCTCGAAAAGTTTGTTGGTGATTACGTCTTTAATCCAACTGGTGAAACACGAGAGATTGCTCTTGGACAACCAGTCGAAGTGCTTGAATCTGGAACTGGATTCATGATGATTCGGCGCCAAACTTTCGAGAAGTTTCAAGAAGCTTATCCTCAGCAGTTCTACAAACCTGATCACGTTCGTACAGAACACTTCGACGGTAGCCGTGAAATCATGGCTTACTTCGATACGCCGATCGATCATAAGCGTACGAACATTAATGCCGAGCTTGAAGAATACTTGAAAAAGAATCCAAAAGCAAAAGCAAAAGAGATTGTAGACTTTGTGAAAGATCCGAACAATGGTGTAATCAAAGAATATTCGAAACGTTACCTCTCCGAAGACTATATGTTCTGTCAGTGGGTTCGTAATGCTGGAATGCATGTATGGCTTTGCCCATGGATGGAACTGAAGCACGTTGGTTCGTATGTATTCGGTGGTTCTCTGCCAGATATTGCCCGTATCGGTGCAGCTGCAACTGCAGATCCTTCTGCACTCGGTAAAAACAAATAATGGTGTACAATTAATACAATCGTTGGTATATTGAATATTCCGAACATATGGAGATTTATTATGAAATTAGATAATGATACGTTGCAAGTACTCAAGAACTTCTCGGCTATTAACAAGAACATTATGTTCAAGCCTGGAAATGTGATTCGTACTATTTCGAGTACAAAATCTGTTCTTGCAAAAGCAACAATTAAACAAGAATTTGACAAAGGTTTTGCCGTATATGACCTCTCACGGTTTATTGGCACTCTTTCCTTGTTTAATGATCCTGAGATTGAAATCAAGGATTCGTACGTCGAACTCATCGAAGGTAACAACAAGTTTCAGTACGCTGTCACTGATCCTTCGCTGATCATCGTTCCTCCTGATCGTGAGATTGAATTGCCAAATCCAGAAGTCAATTGCTTGATTTCTGAAGAAGCACTTAATCGAGTGATGAAGGCGTTGGCAGTTTCTCAGTTGCCTGAGATTGCCATCGTCGGTAAGAACGGTAAGATCTTGCTTCAGGCTGTCGATACTCGTGGCACTAGCAACGACTCGTTTAGCATCGAAGTTGGTGAAACTGAAGCTCGCTTTCGCATGGTATTCCGTTCGGATTGCATGAAGTTGATTCCAGGTTCTTATGACGTTTCGATCTCTTCCAAGGGCCTTAGCCATTGGAAGGGCGCAACAGTAGAATACTGGATCGCTGTTGAATCCAACTCGGCGTTCGAGGCTTGATTATTATGGGTGGTGTTTCGGCATCACCCGCTTTTTGTGACGGAGATATATTATGCTTGAAGATTTTTTGTGGGTAGAGAAGTATCGCCCAAAGACCGTGTCCGACACTATCCTGACTGACGAACTGAAGAAAACATTTCAACAGTTCGTAGATCAGAAAAACATTCCTAACCTCATTCTCTCTGGTACCGCAGGTGTTGGCAAGACGACTGTGGCAAAAGCCATGTGCGAAGAACTACAATGTGACTATATCGTTATCAACGGTTCGATGAATGGCAACATCGATATGCTACGTAACGACATCTCACAGTTTGCTAGCTCTGTGTCGCTCATGGGTGGCAGAAAGATGGTGATCCTCGACGAAGCCGACTATCTCAATCCTCAGTCGACTCAACCAGCTCTTCGTAACTTTATGGAAGAGTTCAGTGCCAATTGTGGATTTATTCTCACTTGTAACTTTGTTGATCGTATCATCGAGCCTCTTCATTCTCGTTGTTCTGTGATCAAGTTCAAGATTCCAAAGTCAGAACTGCCAGCTCTTGCAAAACAATTTATGCAACGAGTGTGCGGCATTCTTGACATTGAAGGTGTAGAATACGAGAAGCCAGTTGTGGCTGAAGTGATCAAGTCTCACTTTCCTGATTGGCGCCGAGTGATCAATGAGTTGCAGCGTTACAGTGCGACTGGTAAGATCGATACCGGTATCCTACGTAACTTCTCTGACAATGCACTCGCCAAACTCATTGGTTACATGAAGGATAAGAACTTCACAGCCGTTCGTAAGTGGCTTGGAGAGTCTGACATTGAACCGACCGAGTTCTTCCGTGCCTTCTTCGATAAGGCCGAGGATTATATCGGCAAAGGTAGTATGCCTCAACTCGTACTCCATCTCGCAAAGTATCAGTATCAGAATGCATTCGCTGCTGATCCTGAGATCAATCTCATGGCATGTCTCACAGAAATTATGGCCGACTGCGAATTCTTGTGATCTGGTTCAATCGAAATAAAACATGCGCCGTGTGTGAAGATAAGTATCTGAAGAGCGTGCCATTTCATGAAATACAAATGAATACTGATGAAGGCATGGTCTCTCTTGAAATATGTGATAAGTGCGCAGACTTCTTTGATAAGTCTGCAGACGTGATAATGAAAGGCCGATCAAATGACACCCTTCGACTTCGTGAAATCGATCAACTCGACCAAGAAGAACCTGATGAAAGGTACGGAGAATGATGCTCTCGCCGAGAAGACATACAGTCCTTGGCTAACAAATAGATCCTTATCTTACTTTGCCGATTCCATTCATGCCGCCAACATGATGAACTGCAACCACAACCTCGATAACAAACTCCAATATTCTTTTTTGATAAATATCATACGACCTAGCAAACGCTTTGCGAAGTGGGTGAAAAAAGAAAAGGATGGAGATCTCGAAGCGGTTGCAGAGTACTACAATTATAACCGCCGTGCTGCCAAGGCAGCTCTTGATATCCTCTCCTCTGAACATATAAAAATAATAAAGAAAAAGATTCAGAAGGGTGAAACATGAATATTTTAGAAACTTTAGTTGAAGTGAGGCTTGGAGAAGAAGACGATTTCTTGAAAGTTCGCGAGACTTTGACTCGTATCGGCGTAGCTTCTCGTAAGGACAAGACTCTTTATCAGTCTTGCCATATCTTACA